GCCGATAAAGTGGTGAAATAACCCGCAGCTTGTGTTGTAACGCCAATTGAAGCATTGTTAATCGTTCCGCCTGTAATAGCAACAGAATTGGCATTTTGGGTAGACATAGTACCCAAACCAGTAATTGACGTGTTAGGTATGGTTGTAGAGGCCGTAAATGCGCCCGTTCCATTGCCATAAACATAGCCGGTTAGCGTTGTAGCGCCAGTACCGCCATTAGCCACGTTAAGAGTGCCGCCTAGCGTTATAGCGCCGTTTGTAGCGGTGTTAGGGGTAAACCCTGTTGTCCCAGCAGAGAAGCTAAGAACACCCGTGTTAGCGACTGTTACTGCGCTGGAGCCGTTGAAAGACCCGCCAGATAGTCCAGCACCAATAGTAAGGGTTTGGGTAGTGTTGGAAGTAATCGTTCCACTGCCACCCAAAGCAACGCTAACACCGTTGAACGTAACGCTAGAGTTCGCCAAGGAACTATTTGGTATCGCCGCATTGATTTGGCTCGGTGCAATACTGATTGCTGTAGACCCCGCCGATGTTAACTGACCTTGAGCGTTTACGGTAAAAGTACCGACACTAGAAGCCGAGCCATAAGAATTAGCCGTAACACCCGTATTGGTAATGCTGAAAGTGTAAGAGCTAAGGGTTAACCCTGTGCCAGCAAAGTAAGAAGCTGCACTAGCAAGCTGCGACCAAGTTATCGGTGTAGTGCCAAGCGTTCCAGAAGCAGGAATCGTGCAAACCCAGCCGCTGTTTTGTTGCGTTGAGCCGTTTTGAATAAAGATAAAAGCCGAAACTAAAGAGGCGTAAGTATTGCAATCGCTAGAACGTGCCCATGCGCCCGATGCGGCTACATAAACACCATTGTTCGCCTGATTAGTCTGGTTTTTAACAAGAATTCGGTCNCCGGCTAGGGTCGTATAGCCATCAATCGTTTGAAGCCCTGAGAGCGTNATATTGCCCGTTGTAGCGCATTGTGCCTCTGCTTTTATCTGATAGCCTTGGACAACCATGTCCACATAGGCTTTATTCGTCAAATCAGTCGGATTAGCAGCGGTATTAGCAACTGTCCCCGAGGTCGTTGCCATCGAGGTAAAAGTAGCCGCAGCAGGAACAGAACCACCAATAACAGAGCTATCAATGGTTGAATTTGTAATTGTTAACCCTGATTGAATAGGGTTAACAGTTGCGTAAAAAGGCTGGCCCTGACCGATAAACGTATTGAATGTGTTATCCAAATTGAACAGAGCTTGAACGGGCAAGATGTTCTGGTCAACAGTCTTATTTGGGCCAGCCATTTTTTTCCTTAACTTTGGTCAACCATTGGCGTTACATACACCAAGTTAGTGCCAGAGGCCGCAATAGCGGTAACGTAGCAAGCAGCTTGACTATTGATAGGAGGGCAAGCGATAACAATTGGCGTTTCCATAAGTGCTGGAAGCAAAAAGTCTCCGAAAGTTCCATCAGCAGGCAAAACCGCCGCATCTGTTGAAATTGTGCTGAACTTGATCGCCACGTTTGCNGAGCCAGTATTGAGGCAAGAAACGTAGTTAATTTGATCTGGAGTGTTAGCCTTCAATGCAACAGCAGAATGGACAGAAGTACCAACGGACAAGCCGAGGGTGCTACCGCCAAGTCTGAGNACGGACATATTTGCCATGATTAGACAGCCGTAGTAGGTGCTGGGCCTTCCAAGCGGGTAACTTGGATGGTGTAAATGCCAGTCGAAGGAACAACAGCCGAGCCAGTCACGTTAGCAAACTGGATTGTCAGCACGTTAGCGGCCAAGCAATCAGCTTCAGCAATAACAATACCGGCGATCTGTGAACCATTCAAACCCAAAACAACAACAATGTCAGTGGTTTGAAGGCCGGGCAATGCAAAGGTTTGAGCAGCGGTAGTATTAGCGGCAACCGAAACAGGTGCTAATGTAGGCTGAATGTAGAAGGTTTCGTGCGAATTGCCACGAGTAATAGTCGTAGATGACATTTTGCGTCCTTTGTAAAAGGTTAAGTAATTGTAGCTTTAAGAGCAGAAAAAGCCATCCCTTTTAAAGGACGGCCTTTCCTTACTTTATTTCAGATTACAGCAAGGGAGTGCTGAAATCATAGCAATAAACGTACACATCAAAGGTAGCGCCAGCCACGGGAGTGGTCAAAGCGGTAACGTTGACATACAGCGTTTGGGTCGTCAGAGCGGTAGTTTGTGCGGTAGGCGAAGTCACAGAAACGCCGTTGACGGTGGTCAAGTTAGCGATAGTGACAGAACCGTACAAGCTAGAACCGCCTGAAGTGGTGGAAATGCCAACAGCCAAGCCAGTGGTAGTGCCAACAGCAGCGCCATTGGCGTTCATGTTGGTAACAATCAGGGCTTGAGGCAAGAACACGCCGGTATTAATGACGGGAACTGCATAGTTAGCAGTAGTGTTAGCCGACACGTTGGTCAGCGTTGCAACCAAACGCAAGGCTTGGTTAGTGAGCACATTTTGTGGATGTGCTGATACTGTGGTTGATGGTCCAGGATTAGCCATTTCAGTTTCCTTTCTTTAATTAAGCTGCGACGCGGCAAGCAAGTTCGGGGTACAGGGGAGCCCAACCGTACAGCACATCCAAGCGAGTGGGGATGCTGTCGTTGTTGATCGTGTATTGACGAACAACACGTATAGACAAACCAACTTCCTTATCAGAAGCACGACCTGCAAAGTGAACGCCATCAGGCAATTCGAGGTCAGCCACGGCCAAGGTGTAGGCATTACGGTGCATCATGATGTTCTGGGGTGAAGACACGCCAGTGTTATTGAAGGCCGTAATGTTGGGGCTGTTGTAGCTGGTAACTTGCACGTTTTGGAACTGGCCCGACACAATAATTGCGGGACTAATGTTCACGGTCGTGCCGCCAGTGCCAACGGTAGTNGTGCTGTTAACAACGAAGTTACGCAACTTGCCATACGATTGACGGTTTTGNGGGTTGACTGCGTACACGCCAGGAATGGTGAACACATCGCCANCGNTCAGCGTAGAAGCAGCCGAAGCGGTCAAAGTCACGTTTGAGCTAGAAGCCCAACCAGAAGTCAACACACCAGCGGAGCTAGTAGAAGCCAAAGTGATAGCAATGGTGTTAGCAGACCAAGAACCGAAAGTTTGCGAAACAACGTTTTGATCGAGTTTCCAGTTCATGCCGCCGCTGTCACGACCCATCAAGCCTTTGCGATATTGCTCGCCAATGGCTTCTTGAGGCACAAACAGACCCTTCAAACTGTCAACGATGGTAGCGGAGGTGAAAGGCTCCACAATCATTGAACGGCGGCCATCACGGGGTGCGCCTTCGCTGTCCAGATAAGCAGCGCCAGTCAGATAAGTAATCAGACCAGTGGGAGGAGTGCCAGCAGTACCAACAATGTTGTAAGTATTGAGAGCAGCGGTTTGCAAACCGTCACGGTCAATCTTATTGGCAATTGCGGCCACAGCGGGTTTCAACACACGGTCAGAGAACATATCCAAAGACAGGGCCAAATCTTGAGTAGTGAATTGGGTGTCAACGTGGAACTGGGTGCTCAAAGTAACGGGCACGCTGGTTTCGTTGAAATCTTCAACGTTCAGGGCAGGGCCGGTAGTACCAATGAAACGGCCAGGTTTACGGACGTTACAGGTGCTACCAATCTTGCCGCCGACAACAGAGAATTGATCGTCATAGTTGCGGTCAACTTCAGAAGTGAAAGTAAGTTCATTCTCCAAAACCATCAACGCTTCGTTGGTGATCTTGGAAATCGTGAGCAAATTATTTGCCATTTTGATTTTCCTTTAAAAATAAAAAATTAACGAATTTTTCCCGCTTTTCGGTCAGCTTTCCATTGTGCGTATGTGCCGTGATATTTTCCATCATTAGTCATACGAACTTCTGGCGTTGAATTAGCTGATCTAATTGGCGAAATGGGTTCAGGTGCTTTTGATCGACCAACAGTATTACTAGCTTTAGTTTCAGGTTGCTTCTCAAACTTAGCTTCTAATTTCCCAATCTCTCTCAAGGAAGCAGCGACCGACATAGACGTTAGTTTCTTTGCTAACTCCGCATCTTCTGCCAAAGCATAAAGAATACGGGGGCCAACATCGCTTTCTAACATTGCATCCCGAATATGGTCAGGAACGACCACATCGCTAGATGCCACCATGTCATCAAAATCAGGAATCTCGCTTTTCACTGCTGCCACCTTATTCGCCCAAGTTGATATAACTTTTTGACGTTCTTGGTCGGCCCTGCGATCTGCTTCTTCTCGATCTCTTTTAATCAATGCTTGCTCAGACGACCATTCAGCTAATGCCTCTGCATATTCAAAAGCATCACGAAACTGGCTCGGTTGAGGCTTTGCCTCAACAGGTTGAGCAGGTTGTTGAACCGGCTGTTGCTGTTGTTTCAAAGCCCTTAATTCGGCTTCTAGACGTTCCTTATCAGCCTTTGCTTGCGCCGCTTCTTGACGGGCTTGCTCACGCTGTTTAGTAATTTCAGAAAACCGCTTTTCAAGTTTAGGATTCTGCTTGCGCTCCTCTGTTGGTTTCGCTTCGTCTTTAGCTTCTGGTTCACTCTGAGGTGCTTCCTCTGTCGGCTCTGATACTTCTTCAGCCTCGACAGGCGCTTGTTCAGCTAAACCCATTTTTGAGCTATAAAACTCCGCTGCATTTTCGCTAGTAATTACATTACCGGCTTGCTTTTCTTCTGACATAGGTTTCCCTAAGANNTTNACCCAGTTAACCTAACTGGTAAGGTTTTGTGGTTTATACCACTAAATTGCTCTATCCAAAGCATTTACCGCCGATTCATGTTCAGCTTGTCGGTCTAAATGCGTTAAATAAATGGCTAATTGAGCTTTTAGTTGCTCAATCTCAAGTTGCGTTTGTGTTTTGATAATAGTGTCATGCGCTTGTGTGTTCGTTCTAAGTTCCACGTCTTTATTGATTTGCTTATCACGCAATTCAATATCGTGAGCCCTGTTAGTTTCTTTAATAAGCACACGCTTGGTTTCTGCATCTTGCTTAACTTGCTCAATATCTTGACGCTGTTTAATCATCATCTGAGCTTGTTGCAATTGCTGAGTAAGCTGTTGAATCTGAGCTTGTGACGCTTTAAGTTGCATCTGAACCTGTGGCGGCACGTCTGATTTCTCGTTAATCTGCGCCATTGGGTTAGATGCGGCCAAACGGTCGGCAATCGTATCAGCGCCAGGGAAGTCCATGTTTCTAAATACCAAGTCGCCAATAACGTTAAACAGTTGTTCATTGCCACCCAATAGCGGCAACATTGCATCAACGGCTTCTTGACGTTTAGAGTTGTAGCCAGGACCTGTGTCCATAACCACATCATATTGACCCACGGTCATATCGTGCAGCACACGATAAACGCCAGCTTCATCGCTTGTAGGCTGATTGATAGCCACCAAATCCGGTTTGCCATCGTCCCCAATGATTCGCATTACACGGTGAGTATCGTAAATGCTTGGAATCATGCCAAGGATGATCTTTGCCGTGTGAGCAATTGACTTTGTAAGGTTGTCGTAAAAGTCAAAGTTAGTTAGATCAACTTGCTGTTGTTGGCCGTTCAAGGCTTTGCCGGACATATTGCCTGGCAATTGCTGTGAAGGGTCAAATATGCCCATCAGGGTCGTAATATCCTGATTGATAGCGCCCAAAGCGGTCATAACGCCTGTTGGCGGCGGCTCAGGTTGCAAGCGTTGAGGCGGTGGCGCTGGATTGCCATCAATGTCCGTTTGCTTGTAGCGCAACAATGGGAACGACTTGATATTAGCCGCTGCCCATTCGCTTTCGTGTCCTTCGTCCTGCCCTTCAGCAAGCAGCCACTTGGCCTTGGGGGCTAAAGCAACCGATTCGGTTAGGGTTGTCTGCCAGAAGTTATACATCCGTTGTGCGTCTTTAGCATGGCGAACCATACCGAACTTTTTACGCTTGTCCCCAATAACCACATGGCGGCCATAGACCGGCACGACAGGGATATATTCACCGGCAATATCGCGTTCTTCAATAATGTCGTAAGCGGTCAGCTTTACCCATTTGATCTGCTTTTTAATGGTTCTGCGTTCCTTGACAACTTCCAAACCAGAGGCTTCTAAGCGTTCAAAGAATTTATCGCCATCGTCAAACCGGCTAGAACCATCGCTCAGTAGATACAGGGTCGTTGGTTTGCGCTCAACATAGAAATACTCGGCAATGCGAATATCCTCTTTGGTAATCCATTCAGACTGTGTATCGCCAGTCCCTCGTTGGGTAAAGCTAGAGCCATCATCCAAATCAGGATACATATCCCTGAATTTTTCTTTACTCATCATACTAGTAATGAGCACTTTTTCAGCGTCTGACCCGTCTACACGCTCAGAATTAGGGTCAAAGTAAACCGTGAACGGGTTAGGGATTGCATCAATATAGATTTCTTGGTCAAAGCTGTCGTCTTTGCAATACTTGGTAATCAAGCGCCAAAAACCCCAGCCCATACGCACAGCATGGTCAAAAGCCGTATCGTAGGCGTTGTCAGCATTTGATTGGGTTTCAATATGGCGAATGATGCCTTCTACGACTTGAGCAGTTTTAAAGTCTGCCTCAGAGTTGCAAGCGTGAACTTTGGCCCGTGGCCGTTGTTGGCGTTGCTGATTAGTAACTTGACGGCAAAAACCATCCAGCTTATTGATTGTAAGAACAGGGCGGGATTCAAGGTTGCGAGAGTTTTGCAGGTCAACAGGCCATTGATCGCCACCAGAAACAAACTTCAAATCTTCCAAGGCTTCCTGACGGTTCATGGTGTCAGCGTCATTGCACCACTTGAGGAATTGTTTAGCCTCAGTAATGATTTCTGGTTCTTGACTGCCGTTCGGAATATCTTGTGCCATTAGTTCATCCATCCTAAAGGTTGACCGTAGCCTTGTGGCTGCGTTCTAACTGGTTTGCGCTGCCGTGGCTCATTAACCATTAAACCAAGCATCCGAAACGCATCAGCCCCGTGGCTGTATTGATCGTGAACAGGCGTTTTACTAAATGCCTTGGTGTCGGGGTCAACTTCATAACGATAGTGCCGTAAGCATTGTAGCCCATCGTAACAATTTTCCCTATCAAACCAGCAGTTTCGGAATAGTGTACGGGCTGCGTTAATACTGTCAACTATTGGCACTCGGGGCAGAATCTTTGTTTTATATCCAGCCGCACGCACAATCTGGTCAATTGACCGTCCATTAGCGACAAGCGTTCTATTCTCAGCGTCATGCGGCAACCATAGCGTGTCATACACATAACCGTATGTTTGCAGCTTTGCCAAATATTCCGAAATGGTCTTTTGGCTATCTTCCAAATATCGGATAAGCCGAGTTTCCATGCCAATAAACTGCACAAACCAAATAGCAGTAGCGTCAGACCAACCCAAATCAAAGACAGCATGAACAGGTTTAGTTGGGTCATAAGCCACTTTCGTTATTCGATCTTCCAACTCAGCCATTTGCACTTCACGGGCAAAGACAGCGCCATCAACAGTTTGGCGGCATAAACCTTCCCAAACAGTGTTATACGCCTCAATGTCTCGAGCTTTTAACGCATCTTTTTCTAATTGCAGGGTTTCGGGAAACCAAGGGTTATCAGACCAGTTAATCTTGACAACTTTGCTATTAGCTGGCGGGTTTAGAACAAACCGCTGATATGTTTCATCGCTTTCCAACTCAGGGTTAAAGCTAATCCAAATCTCGGATTTTTCTTTGCGGATAGTAGGAATCAGCGTATTCCAGCTCAATCGGCTAACAGACTGTGCTTCCTCTACCCAGCAAATAGAAACGCCTTCAATAGATTTTACGTTAGCCACATTGTTCTTAAGACCTACAAAAGCGAATTCTGAGCCGTTTTTTCCCCTGATTGAGTTTTGGGTTATCTCATAAAAGCCAAGCAAACCTAATGATTCAATTTGGTCACACAATAGCTTATGAACCGAATCCTTCATTGAGGTCATAAACTCACGGGCGCAAAGAATACGAAGCGGGTTTTTGGCTGCTAGTATTAGCAAAGCCCTAGCAATACCCCACGATTTAGCACCGCCTCGGCCGCCGTAGGCAACCTTATAGCGGCATGGCTCAAACAGAAATGAGAGCTTGACCGGAAATTCAGCCTTTTTAATAGCTTGATTAAGTTCACTCTGCTCCATCTGGCTTTACAAATGTTACTTGGATGCTAGGAACAATCGCAGCTCCGTCTGCTCCTGTGACTTCTTGCTTAACAGTTTCAGACCAACGCATCTGACTTTTTGTCCACCAAATCAGACTTGTTGTGTCGCCCGCAACAGCCTTTGAAAACAGCGTCTTTGCAATTTGACCGTTGGCTTTGGCTTTTCCAGTGTCAAGTTCGGTGCGGTAGTACTTACGCAGCGTCTTGTCGTCAATACCCACCAAAATGGCTATTTGTTCGTGAGGCAAGCCCAATCCGCTGGTGCTTTCAACCATCTTGCGCTTCTCATCGGTTGGCTCGTGCGGCTCTTGGTGAATTAATGGCATCTTTTATACAGGGGAACTAGAGTTAATTTAAACCGTTTCGGTTAATTCTGTCAACAACTCGGCTTTTTTGCCTGTGAAGTCTTCCCACCGTTTTACGATCACATCGCAATACTTTGGGTCTAATTCCATCAAACGAGCCACACGTCCGTTCTTTTCCGCTGCAATCAATGTTGTACCGCTTCCACCAAATGAATCAAGCACAATGTCGCCGCCCTTTGTGTTGTTGAGTAATTGATACTCAAATAAGGCCACAGGCTTCATCGTTGGATGTTCACCGTTGCGGGAAGGCTTTTCAAACTCCAAGATAGTCGTTTGCTTGCGGTCTGTCGCCCAAAGGTGGCCTGCGCCTTCTTTCCATCCATACAAGCAAGGCNCATGCTTCCAATGATAGTCTTGGCGACCCATAACCATGCTGGACTTCTTCCAAATAAGGCACTGGCGTACTTTCCAGCCTGCGTCTTGGGCTGCGCCTCGGAAGTTATAGCCTTCTGAATCTGCATGCCAAATATAAAAAACAGCGCCAGCTTTCATTACAGCGTCAGCGGCAACGTAGGCATCGCGCAGGAATTGACGAAACTGGTCATCTCCCATGCTGTCGTTTTGAATGGTCAAACTATCCTTGGTTTTTCCTTCATAGGCCACGTTGTAAGGCGGGTCTGTTAACCACATATCTACGGCTTGGTCTTCACAAAGGCGCTCTAAATGGTCAATGCTTGTGCTGTCGCCACACATAAGGCGGTGCTTCCCCATTTTGTAAATGTCGCCAGGCTTGGTCTTTGGCTCAGGCGGCAACGGCGGCGCTTCGTCTTCATCGGTAAGGCCAGCGTTTAGCTCCACAGGATTAAGCGCCTCAATCTCATCAAGGCTGAAACCCGTCAGTTCCAAATCAAAGCCAAGCTCTGCCAACTGGTCAAACTCCAGCTTCAGCATTTCATTGTCCCACCCTGCATTAAGAGCCAGGCGGTTGTCTGCAATGATGTATGCCTTCTTTTGGGTCTCTGTTAGGTCTTTCAGTTCTATGGTGGGAACTTCCTTATGCCCTAACTTACGAGCTGCCATGAGCCTGCCATGCCCTGCAATGATGCCGTTGTCACCATCTACCAGAATTGGATTAGTCCAGCCAAACTCTTTAATGCTTGCCGCTATTTGTGCCACTTGCTCATCGCTGTGGGTACGGCTGTTTTTTACATAAGGAATTAACTCTGTGACCAGTTTTTGAGTGATTTGCAATTTTTACTCTGTGCCGCCGTGTGATTCAGTTGGTTCTTGAGGTGCAACCTTGGCCTGTGCTTGTGCGTTAGCATCGGTTAGCAGCTTTTGTAGGTGTTGTTGCAACGAAACAATCCGAGCTTCAATAGCTTGGATAATGTCACGCATTTCATGCTCAGTATGTGAAAAATTAAACATTACTTTTTCCCTTTCTTGGCTTTCTCAGCCTCACGTTTTTCAGAATAGGCAATTGCCACGGCTTGCTTAACAGGTTTACCGGCTTTTACTTCAGCCTTGATATTCTCTTTAAAAGCCTTTGGGCTTGTTGATTTCTTAAGCGGCATCTTCTTTCTCCATGATTCCACAAACATCCTGCCAAGACATTAAAAGATAGCGTTCGCCATCCTCTACCCATTCTTGGAATTTAAGATATTCGTCTTTGTAATCTTTGGCAAGCGTCCCAAAAGTAACACGCTCACCGCCCTTTAATGGGTTTTCCTCAAACGAACCATCTTCCAGCCATCGGCCTGGACCAGCGGCCACCACAGTCCCGATTGTGTCAGCTTCTGCGGTTTTAATCCACAGCAATGATTTAATGCGTGGTTCTGGCTTGACTAGAATCTTGTCTTTGAGAGGTCTAAGCATTTTTAGCTGGCCTCCCACGTTTGGGTGTAGAAAAACCAACCGCTAGGGTTGGCAAAGGGGCAACTGCAATTTTCCCCGAAAACTCACCGCACCAATGTGATTGGTACTTCACAATGGCGTTAGGGTAACGATGACATTCACCAGCATGGCCGGTGTATTCCCAAAATTTACAATACTCGCAGATTTCTTTAGAATCGGTATCAGCCATAACAAACCTTACTTGTTTTGGTTAGATAGCCCCCAAGATCGTCATACCTTGGGGGTTATCGCTATATTAACAACCAGGATAACGTTTTTCACGGTCGTGAACGTAAGCAACGTGCTTACGTGAGCCGCCCTTCATTTCGCCCATCAAACCGTCATTCTTGCCCATGTGACCATCAACACGGTCTCCGATGCTGTCAGCTTTGCCCATAGCAACGCCGCCAACCAGCTTAGCTTTGCGTTCGCCAGTGGAATCAGAAGCAGTAGCGCCTTTAGGCATTTTTTCGCCAGAAGCGCCAGCCATGAACTTGGTGCTGTTTGGGCCTTTTTCACTACCCATCTTTTCGCCGGTGCGATCAGAAGCGGTAACGCCTTTTGGCGTTTTTTCTTTACCGTAGTAAACCATTTTAATTTCCTTTAGGTTAATGGTTCAAACATCATATCAAAAAGGCACATCTTCGTCAAACGAATCTTTGCGGCCTTGCTTTGGCGCAAAACCATCCTGCGGTTTAGGGTCGTTCAAATAAGCCCAGCCAGACCAGCCGCCTTCAACGATTGGCATACTGTCAATCTTGAGCATTGGCCCATTCTTTGTCTCAATCATAGAACCGATTTTTTGATAACGTGACTTTTCTTGTCCGTCCTTGTTGGTGTATTTTCCAGCAACAATCTTAATTTCTTTGATGGTTCTGCTCATTTCATGCTTTCAAGTTTAATAATTGGGCAACTTTATGCGCCGTTTCAGTTAAAAATTTTATTACTTCAGCTTCCAATAATTTAATGTATTGGTCATCTCGTGGTATGCGCTTAATAAATAATTGAAGGTCGGATTTCAATCTAGGGTCATAAGATACAAAATCGCACCATTGGCGACCAGTGCAGGCCATCTGCCAAAATATTTGATCTGCATATTTTTTAGGCACTGTTTGGCTAAGTAAGGTGTCAATGTGCGTTGACGTGTTAGGGCACTTGATTTCTATCAAGCCATCTTCGCCCACCAAGCCATCTGGAGACGCGCCAGACATAACAATGGTCGGATGGTCAATAAAACCTACTTCGTCCACCAAAACGTCCATC